AAATATTCACCGTGATACATTTGGTGGTTATGTGTAAATTCTTTTCGTACCCAACACTTAAAGTGTGGTATGTTACTTATTAGGTATGACATATGTTACCCTCGCATATATGACATTTACCCCCTTAGAAAGATAAGAGAGCAAGTTGCCCTGCTCTCCTATGATAGTTTTTATGTACCAGTTGTTACACTAGCTGTCTGCTTTGGTCCTGTTCCAATGTCACACATAATTGCGATAACTCTGAAACGACCTGCAGTAACGCCTGCACCTAATGCTTTAACTTGAATTGCATCGGCAGCAATAACTGTGTTGATACCTGCAGCTTTTAAATTAAACTGGTATATCGCATCAGCATTACCGTCAACACCATCAGCAAACGCATCGATGTCAGTACTTAGACCAACATCGTAGGTTAGACCTGATCCACCTGCTTCAAGAACGTCAAGACATCCACCGATAACAATTGTGTTATCTGGCACATCGATCATCTGTACAACGTCATTCGCAGAAAGGTTTTGGTCAGCAGCATCAAAGATCCTTGACTGAACCATATAAGGTCTTGGCACATTACCCGGATGTCCGACAGTTCCTCCACCGGGGATGGTATGATTATAAGTAGTCATATTTTATTCCTCCCTATTATGCGAAGTCTATGATGCCACGTACAAGAGCTTCAGGTCTAAGGACTTTTCTTCCAAAAACGTGTAACCCTCTAACAACATCAGAGAATGATTCAGACGAACGTACCACTTCAGTCTTAGCGATGTGAGACGCAGTAGCCGCAGCAGAAATATGTCCTGCCATAATAATATTTTCAGAAGCGTCTGTAGCGACACCTGATAATGTTACTTGGTCAGTACCTGCTGTACTATTTAATGCAGTAGACTTGTAGCAACTAAATCCTGCAAGTGTACCCGGAGTTGCAAGTCCGTTTCTTAGGTTTGAAGACGCATCGCCAGTTACCTGTACTTCTGCTATCTTGTTACCTGCTTGAAACATCTTCTCGTAGAAGATTGGAGGAGCAACAAACCATCTGTTCTCTTCTGGCACAGACTGGTCGTCAAGCACTCTAGCCATTAATAGCATGAGGTTGATACCTGCATCATCTGTCTCTACGTTAATAGGAGCAGATGCTGTACCTAAAGCTGAATTAGTAGTTGTTAATCCACCTGATAAACTTGCATCATCAGCACCTGCAATACCTGCACCGTCTGATAAAGTTTGTAATACGTTTGCATCGTATTTTCTCTTCAAAGAAAAAGCACCTGAAGAAGTTGCTAATGCTTCAAAGTTAACATGCGAGTGTCTTTCCTCGATGTCATCGATTTTAAATGCAAATGCGTTAGCTTGGTCAACGGTCAATGTTATTTGATCGTCTGCCAAGTCCTGTGTATTTACCACAGAACCTCTTGTATAACTGGATACAGTTATTGTTGGTTCTTTGATAATGTTCACAGTGTCACCAAAGTTTTCAATCTCCCCAGTGTAATCAGTATTCGTAATATCTTCTGCAACCGAAGCACGTCTGAAGAACTTGAGAACTTTTTGGCTGAAAATTTGAGGAGCAAAGTTACCTGATGGTAAGTTTGCATATCCTGCAGCAGTTCCGAAAGCCATTTTTCTCTCTCCTTATTTTGAGGTTTTTAGCTGTTCATATCAATTCGCCCTTCTTGCCGTGCTAGATCGATGTCGGCTTCCACCTTCTCGAACTCCCACGGTTTAAGTCTGGCGATGTCAGAACCTTTCCAAACTCTTTTGTTTGCATTTGCGTCAGTAGTAATCTCTTTTACTTTAGTAGTTTTTACTGCTTCAGCCGCACTCTTCGTAGTTTTTCTTGGCTCTTTTTTCATACCAACATCGGCTTTATAAAGATCTAATACTCTACTTGCCCACCGTGCATCTTTGTTGTTTTTGTATATGCCATCAGATATTGATTGAGGTTGTTCGTCTAACCATTGTAAGAAATTTTCATCAGTCTTGATCTCTTGGAAATCAGGATGTAATGTTGTAAGTTCCTTATAAGCACTTTGAACAACTAAATCTTCTTCTCGCTTTTTAAGAGAATCAATCTCACCACGGAGATCTCCTGCTCTTTGTTCTGCTTGCATAGATGCCACAGACTCAACAACTTTGTATACATCAGGATACTTTTGTCTAAACTCCGTTATTTCTTCAGGAGTCGTTGGTACTTGTACTCCAGTATCCGAAACTTTGTTAGCAGCTTCCAAAGCATCACGCTCTGTTTTCCACTCTTCCAGTTTTTTGTCATAATGTCTTTTTAGGTCATCATAACGTTTTTTGTAGACAGTGCCACCTTCCTCTTTTGTTTCAACAAAACTTTCATTTTTTGGAGTGGCTTCTTGCGAAGTGTCCGTTTCATCTTGTTTTGCTTCTTGCTCTACCTGTTGTTCCTCTTCTTCATCTTTGTAGACATCTTCACGATATTTACCACGATACAGACTAGGTTCATTTATAGTGCCAAAAGAATCATTTGGTTTATTAGCTCTTACGCCTTTTACTTGTTTTGCCATAGTTTTATACCTCATCTTGCAGTGCCACTGGCTGTGGGTAGCTGCTTCGGTTTGTTAGGGCCAGTAATATTACTGGGTAGCTAACGAAATCTTTTCATCAAACACTTAATTGTGGTGATAGAAATGATTTTTTATCAGGTTTATCCTGAATACTTTTTGGTTTTAATTTAGGAGGTGGTTGTTTACTTCCTAACCATTTCAATGCTTTTTCTGCTCTTTCTTGTTCATAATTCTTTGGGTTGTTAATTCTACCTATTATACCATTTTTAAGAGCATTGGTTATACTGTTTGTCTTATCATATATACTCATAAACGTTGTGTATGGATTCTTTTCTCTTGTTAATGCACCTAGATGATATGCAGAATACAACACAGCTTTATCTATCGGATTAACTTTTTTGTAATTAGGAAATCTTTTTTCAAATTCATTGTATTTAGTATTTAACACTATCTTATTAACTTCATCAAGCTCATCGTCTGTTAGCATAAAATTTGGATCTTGCTCAACTTGTTTGCCAATCCTGCCTGAATACGGTAACAATTTATTAAACAAAGAATCAGAAAAATTAAAATTACGTAAGTCTTGTTCATTATGTTTTCCTAAATCAAATCCTATTCCTATAGTAAAACCACTTGTGTTTGTTGGAACGTTTCCTTTTCTAGGGTCTACCTTTGAACTTACTTCTAATAGATTTAATAAATCGTAAGCTTCACCTCTGTCTTTTGCTAGATTAAGATTACCTTTTCTTTCAGTTATAAGATTTCTAAAGTCAGTATATTTTTTTACTTCAGCAGGTCTTTTTTCTACACCTTGTAATCGTTCTTTTTCTTGTTCTTTTGGAATTAAATCTTTGGGTTTTTGCACAGGTAGAGGTGGGGTATCTTGTTTTTCTTGTGGTGATAAGAAACCTTTTATTTTATCACCTAATTCATCGACAACAAACCTACCTAAGTCTTGCAGAAAGTTACTGTCATCTGCACCCATGATATTTGATCTGTCCTCAACAATATCACCTTTTGCTTTTCGTATAAATCCACCACGATTTGCTTGTCTTTGTGACTCTTGTTGTCTGCGTTCTACTTCACGCTTACCACGATTATTTATTTTTTCTAATTTGTCGTAGCCAATTTCTTCTGCTATAACTTTGGGTACATAAACTTCGTTTCTAGAAACAGCGAGTTGTACACTGTTCTTTACTGGTATTTTAGGGTTTCCGTATTGAATGTCAACCCCTTTTTCTTTTAAACTGTTAATTGCTTTAAGAATCATGTCAACAATATCTTGTCTACCTGCAAATTCAGCAGCAGGTGCATTTATTATAAAGTCACCTTCTTCTGCTTCCATTGGTATGTCATCTGCTATAGTTTGTTGATCTGTTGCGTTTCCTTGTGGTGCAATGAATCCTGCTCCCTGTACGATTTGAGATACACCCTGTTGACTAGCAACACCACCTTGTTGTTTACCAATACGACCACCTTTTGCTGTTGAATAATCAACTGAACCTAACCCAGAATCAAAACTATCAAAACTATCAAAACTACCACCATCAAAGTTATCTGAAAAATCAAAAAACGGATCATCTGCAAAAGTCGGAGTATCTACAACTGTTGGAGTTTCTGGTCCTGCAGGTCTTTCTTCATCTGCTAACTCTCTCATTTCTTCAAAAGTTTTTTGCATTTCGCTTGGAGTTCTGTCATCAAAATTAACATTTCCGTATGTTTGTTCATCGTCAGTAAGAGTAATATTTTGATCGTAAGCGTAATCTTCAAACGATGGTAAATCTTCTTTAAAGACATCAGCTATTGGTGCTGTTCCAAATATAGGATTAGGAGTAAAAGGAGGATCTGTTACTGTGTAATCATCACCGTATATATTACTAACAGGGTTGGCAATAGTTGTTAAAAAATCTGTTGTTTTTGGAGTTGATGTAATTACTCCTGCATCTATTTGACTAAGTAAATTTTGTGCTTGACTACTAGTTATATCTTTAGCTTGTGCAATATTTCCTCTTAAACCACTAAAACCAATTCCAGTTCCTGTAGTTATCATTTCCCCCATGCCCTTAACAAACCCTGCACCACTTGTAGAATAATTTAAATTACCTTGAGAATCAATAGCTACACCTGTCACTGCTTCATCTCTTCCAAAACCTAAATTAACCTCACCACTATCCTCATCATAAATTCCAATTTTGCTTAATTGTGGATCAGCTATTCTACTAGGGTCAACATCTGCAAGACCAAAAGGAGTTGTGCTTTTTGCAACGAATGGACTGACTAAACGATTTTTAGATACATGGCTAATAGCATCTTGCATATTATTAAAAACTTTTCCGTCTGGCGTAGCAAATGGACCTGTTGCTGTGGATTCTGCGTATGTGCCTACCGAAGTGTTTGATATGCCTAAAGCATCCATAAAAGCAGTACGGTTTTGGCTTTGCTGTACTCCTTTTCCAAAAGCAGGAGACGTGGTTAAATCTATAATATTTCCTGTTGATAAATCTTGTATTTGAACTGCACCGTATCCCTTCATACCCACTGCCGCAGCTTCAGTATCTACTCGTTGTGCTTCTACAAACTTTTCACCCATTTTATTTGCAAGTGTACCCATACCTGTTAAGGGAGTAAACAAAGTAGCTGCATCCATCATCCCTGCAACTCCGGGTACTTTTGTAGCAACCGTCTTACCTGATACAGGACTTACATCCGTGATTATTTCTGAAGGACCTGTTACAAAAACTTCATATAATCTGTCACCAACTCTATCAATAAAACTTTTTTGTTCTTCACCTTGAGCATTTACAGTTGAACTTGTTTCTATTTTGTCAACACCATAAGCAGATTTTCTAAGTTCAATGGCTTCTAGCAAATCAGGTTCACTTAAATCGTAATCAAACGTAGTTGCACCTACACCACCCACATTTGTAAGAAAGTCTGACCCCTGATCAACATTCATGTCTAACGATTCAACAACATTGTCATCAAAAGAGTACTGTTGTATAGCACTGCCTGATCCTGTTGTCGTTGTATACTGTCGGCTAGGTAAATCAGTTACATTACTAACTACTTTTCGTACTTCGTTGTTTATGGATGTGGGAACGTTATAAGTTTTATTACCCTCTTGAATTACAACAGAACCATCAGGAAGTACAATTGGTCGTGCGTCAGGTGGCAACCTGCTAAGAAACTGTTCGGCAGTCTCTTCTCTTTTAAATAAATCTATCTCTGATTGATTTACAGGTTGCTTTCTAGCTATCATTAGTTACTCTTACTGTTGTTCTTGAGGGAGAGGATTGTTTCCAGTAAAGTTGCTTTCCCCTGCAACTGGCGTAGCTCCAACTCCGATGTCGCCACTACCAACCCCCTGAACACTACCGTCTGTTGGTGTTTGACCCATTCCTCCAGAGCCTGCCATGCTTGGGGGTTGTTGATCAGGGGTTTCAGTCTGCTGTAATTCATTTAAACCTCTTAATATTTCTGCAAATACTTTTGCTTGGTTTTCATCGTTTACAAGACTGTCAGGATCTATATCTTGTGCTATTGCTAACTCTCTAATTAAGTTTGGTATCTTTACAAAAGGTGCAAGCATAGGATTAGATACAGTCTGTAACAATGCTGTGAGACGTTGACTGCGTACTTCTTTTTGCATAACTGCTGCAGTGCCACGTGGTTTAATTTCTAAATCCCCTATGATATCAGGGGAATTGTCATTAAATTGCATGTTCCACTGAAAGTATGCTTCTCCTAAAGGCTTGAGAAGATAGTCGTCTATATTTTTTATTACTGTTTTCATAGATAGATTTGCACCACCCATAAGCATTGATAGTCCTGCAGCCGTTCTACCTGTGCCACTCACTCCTGTCTGTCCGTGCATAATAGAAGGTATGCCTGTCTCTTCGTCTGCAAGTTGCCGTGATAGTTGATACATTTGTATATTTTCAGGTGCAGTGTTTGGAAACTTCAGTCCGTTGATTGCTGTACCAGTTACACCAGACTGCCGTCTGAATATTTTACCGGGGAATATATCCATGTTTTGACCGGGTACTAAGCTTGCTTCGTCTACATCAAATACAAGATTACCTGCTAATGCTAAGTTATCTATAGCCATTCTCATATGACCATTCATAAGTAACTGTGCATCTTCCATGTTTTCTGGAACACCTGTACCAAATATTTGATACGGATTTATTTCGTATGGAACTACATGAAACGGTATTCTTGCAGGTGTAAATGGATTAAGAACAAATCTTATAACTTCATTACCACACACCCAGACGTTAACTTGCAACTGATCCATGCTAGTCATGTCTTGATCTATCAGACCACCTGCACCATCAACAAATGATTTATCCATGATACCCCAGTACTCTAATACTTCGTATCTGTTTTTATTGTAGTTTGGCTCTGTTTCGTCATCACGAATAGTATCTTCGTAATATTTATCTTCGTAGTTAGGTCCTAGTGCTATTACGTTGTCAATAGCTTCTATGTTAAAATATGGGTAAGTAGCTAAGTTACGTAGTTGTTGTCTGTTCATTCTGTGTCTTTGAATAACGTATTCACAATCCTCTGACTTTATAGCCGATGGATCTGGAAAGAAATCCCAACACGATACTGCTTCTATTTCAGGACATAACACTTCGCTAGGAGCGTATGTTCTTTCGCCCATATCATTTTTGATCCATCTGTGCAAACGTTTGGTTTTCAACATAGGACCTTTGATAACACCTGTTCCAAGAAGTATTTGCTCAAACAATGCAGTACGTAGCACGTTGACTGCACCTGTGTCGGTGAGTTGATCGTGTATTTCCTTTTCCATGTTCAACGCTGCTTCTTGTGCAGGATTTATTTGAGGTTCACCTAGCTTTGCAGGACCTTCTGCAAGAGGTGTTCCTTCATATTTTTCTTGTAAACCACCCAAGAAATCCATAGATCCGGGTTGAACTTGTCTGCCATCCCCCGGAAACCCATAAGGATCTAAGGGTTGTTCTGCTTGATCTAACGGTGTTTCCATATGAGCAAACTCTGCTATGCCTTCAGGAACAGGAGTAGACTCTACAACAATAGGAAACTTTTTGTTTGCAAAAAGAATGTCGGTTATCTGTCCAAACGCTGCAAGCACTTTAGTTTTTGTTATTCTTAAAAATACTTTAGAACGTTCAGAGTCTCTATACTGAGTTGTTGAGTCGTAAATACCTCTGAAGTTTTTGTAAGCTTTGAGCCAACGTTGTTCGTGAGTATATCGACCATCTTCAGCACTTTGAAACTTGTCTTTTACATAGCCAACTATCCCCTGTAATTCTTCTTGAGGATTTTCTATTGGTGCTACGGTATCGTCAGGTGGTTGCAAGAAATTATCAGCCATTGATATATACCTTAATTAGAAGTAATTTTTATCGTCAGCCATACTAAATAAAGAAGCTTCAACAGTAGGCTTTGTTTGCTTCTTTGGCATATCCATTTGTAAGACATCTTGGGTTACTGCTGTTGTAAACTCAAGACTTTCTCTATGTAGCCTATCAGAGCCTTGAGCATCGTTAACTGATACTTTATCTGAACCCATAATGTAGGCTGCACCTTGATTTAAACTATCTGCCATTTTTATCTCCTTTGAGCTAGTAGTTCGTTTATTTGTTGATCCAACGATAGTTGGCTCTTTCTTTCAGCTTCTCTGCCAAAACCTTCACTTTGTTTCTTTAAATTCATTTGTTTTTGTATTGCTAATTCATCATCCACTTGTGGAGAAACTTGCTGTCTATACTGTTGTTGGTCAGCTTTATCTTGCATAATTTGTTGATCAGCATTTATCATTTCTTTAGTTTTAAATGGTCTGTTTGGATCACCAGTTAATGTGGCATCTGCAACGTTTGTCGTACCGAATGTTCCTTTCACAGCTTCAGGACCTAATTCTGCAGCCATTTGGATTCCCGGATCAAGAAACTTTGCTCCTGCTTCAACTCCTGCAGCAACATTAGGTCCTAGTAAATCACTAGCTCCTTTTCTCACAAGAGATTCAAAACTATCATCACCACCTTCTTGTGCTGCTATGTTGGCAGCTTGTGCTGTAGTGAAATCTTCTTTTATAAATTGAGTTCCGTATAATAAGCCACCTATACCTAAGAATTTACCAAATAGTTTTGTATTACCTAATTTTTCTTTTAATATTTCTTTAGATTTGTTTAATTCTTCTTTGCTCAAATCTTTGTCTATCTTTTCTTGATTTGCTTTTAACTCTTGTCTTTTTTGTTTTTTAAGATCAGCTTTTTCAATTTCAAAATCTACATCTGCTGCAAGATTTTTACGTTTTTCTTCTAACACTTGTGGTCTAAGTTTTAAAGATTCAAGTTCGGCTTCTAGTCCTTTCTTTTCGGCTACTTTGGCTGTCGCACCTAACTCTGCTCTTCGTGCAGTTTTTCTTTCTTCTATTAAATCTAAATCTTCATCAGATAGTTCGCCTTGTATTCTTACATTAGAAGCTATGTCCTGCTCTTTAGGAACAACTATTAATTTAGGTGAACCTTCACTTGTTAAATCTGGTAAATCTAAATCAAACTCACCTGCAAGTTCATTTAAACTATCAAGACCAAGCACCTCTCCATACATATTTTGTAAACTCATCAAAGCTATCTTTGGTGAACTTCCCACATCATCCATAATTTTTGATACGTAGTGTTTTCTAGTTGTCTTAGTTAACTCACCCAACACATCATCGTATTTTGCATGACCTAATATCGCACCTGCTTCTTTATCGTAACCTAGTTGTCCTACTATTATAGATGGCACAATCTTTCTTATGTCAGAAGCACCAATAATCTTTCTACCCATAGCTTTTTGATACTCGTCAAACTTTGGAGCTACGTGTTTTTTAACTGCAGTAGACATTTTACTTGTGGTAACACCCTTAAATAACTCATCTCCATTTTTAGTTTGTTGTGACTTCAATATAGAGAGTGCTACCTCTGGTAACTCAACTGGATTTCTTATTTTATTAACTCTTCTGTACTCATCAGATATTCGACCTGTAGCAAAATCTATATCATCAGCAGTTAGTTGTGCAACCTCCCCCGGTCTAAGTGGAATTAAAGATTGAAAAGCTACTGCAGCACGAACATCGGCATCTGGTATTTCAGATATTCCTTGAGCTATGTTTTTTAAAGAAATTTCACCTTTAGGTATTTCTTTAAACCCACGTGTTTTTCTAGGCTGTTTAAATTGTAAACTGTACTTTTTCATTAAGTCTGGAGATTGTTGCAATATCCCATCTGCTCCAAATATTTTTTCAAATGGATATTTAGTTCCAGTCTTACGTCTGTATATAGGTTTTAAATCACTTTCTACAGATCCTAAAGTAGTGAAGTTTGTGTTGCCACTTTTACCTTCTGGGCCTTTTACGGCTTCAGCTAAATCTATTGATGCTTGCTCATCTTGAAATATAGAAAAAGGAGAGTCTATGCTTAGACCTGCCTTTTTTAAATTCTTTTCTATAGTGCCTATCTGTTTTTCTCTGCCAGTAATCTTAAAGGCATCACGGATAGTTACATTCTCATCTAGTTTTATTTCGTCTGCCATCTGTTAATATCCAAATGTTTGATCGCTTGTTTGGTAGACTTGATTCTTGATACCACCAAGAGCTTTATGTATCGACACATACCCTGTCATCCTTGTCATTAGCATATATCGTAGTGCATCGTATGCGTGATCTTCTGCCTTTGTGTCCACATCTTCTGCATTTGTTTTGCTAAGAGGTATACCTGATAGTTGTTTGATGAGGTTGACACAGTTCGGAAATATTCGTATTCTAGGTTCGT